CATATTGATCCATATTCTGGAGAATATCCAGAGTAGAACTCTGAAATTCTTGAGAAATGTAATATTGCTCCAAAAACTGTACTAGGAGTGGGAAGTCCTCCTTCACATACGTCGGAAGTTGACTAGCGACAATATCCTGGAACTTAACTCTATCTACTGACATCTCTTATTTCTACAAGAATGTTGTTTTTAGTTACCACTATTTACCACAGTTTAATAACCACTTGTTCCAGAACCACCTGTAAAACTAGTGGTAGTGGTCGTGGGGGTTAATGTAGTGGTAGTACCTCTATTTGCAGTGGTAGTGGTAGTTGTTTGTGTGACTGTATTGGTAGTTGCTACGTCAGAAGTGAGGAAAGGAGTTCCTCTTACCAAACCACCTTTAAAATAACTAGAAGATACTGTGTAATTACTACCAGAAATATCTTCACCAGATGAAATATTATCAGGAATCATGTTACAACTGACATTAGCCATGTCAAGTTGTAGATAAAGGTCCTGAAGTCCAATAACATCATTAGAATAAGGACAAGCTGAGATCTCAATAAGTGGAGTTCCTCTGTTTACTTTTGTTTCAATGATCTTGAGAGGGTTGATTTTTATCTCACCCTTCTCATAATCAATAATTCCAACGTTATTTTTTACAATTACAGGTTCTGTAGGTGAATTTAGTTTGAAGAGGAATAAAGAACCAGTTTTATTATCACTGTTAACGGTGTCTCCAAGATAAACACATCCAGAAATACCACTTACACCGAAACCTGAAGTCCTAATATTGTAAGTAGCGGACTTAATATGGAACCTATTACCGAAACAAATCTCATATTCGGCAAATTGATTGATGAGAGGTCTCAAATCTCTCCTCATATCAATGGTTGTGATGTTAGAAGTCACTGATTGGTGACTATTATCAATAATATTGAGGTACTTACTATACTTAAACCTAGCTCCGAAGTCGTTCAACTCTTGTGAATTTGCATAATTCGTAAGATTTGCAGCAACTTGAGCCTTTACAAATGATCCTGAAGGTGCAAGATTGGAATTATAGTAGATATTTGATACAGATTCGACATAAAGATACTTCAAATCTGTAATTTCTGGAACAATTCCAGCTACAGTGTACTTTCTGAGCTGATTTAGTACATTTTCCTTGATACTTGTGGAGACATAAACACCATTATTGGGTTTGATACTGATAAAAACCTTACCATAAGCGGGTGGATTCAGTTCTTCACCACCAAAAGCGGAAACTGATTCCGATTCTGGGTAAATCATAGGTATCAAAGCTTCATAATCAGCTGCTGTTACAGCTCTATTTTGTGATGCATATATTTGGGGAGCGTATTTTTTGATAGATTCGACACTTTCAATGTCTTTTCCACCAAATGTCTTGATATTTGTGGTGATAAGTGATACACCACTAGACATTGCGTTACCTTTATTGTCTACTAGAGACCCACTAAAGGTAAATGAATCAATATTATTTGCATCTGCACCATGTGAAGTGATGTAACTGATCTCTACAAAGTTAGGTTCTTCTAATTTTGCACCAAAAATACCATCACCAAACATGATTTCATACCTTTCACCCTCAATTTCTTGTAGGAAGTAGATTGGTGAGTTGGGTCCAAGGTCATAAAGACCATTGAAGGGGATATATTTACGTGATACTGAGGAAGTTGATGATGGTTTTACATTCACACGAACCAGTGAAGTATCAGCACCACCATTAGGGATGATATATTTCTGATCTGGGTTTCTAGAACTAACAGTATATGTCTGTTTTACATAAGTTCCCTCGAAGATATCAACATTCAAGAAGTTTGCAAATCCACTAGAATCTACAGGAACAGTGATATCATTAGGAATTGAGAACACATAGGTAGTATTTCCAAACTTCTTATTTGATACAAAGGCTAAACCAGACTTAAGTGTAACACTTACAGCAGTTGTTCCTGATACGTTTACTGTAAACGATACATTTGCTGATGCTGCTTTCCTCGATCTAGGTACATATCCAATATTTCTAGCTAGTGATACAACATTCTCTCTCAGTGTAGCACTATCAATGAATACCTCATTAGATGCCATGTTGGCATTGTATGAGGAGATGTAACTATTATACGCTAACGTGTTAATGATCGTTGAGAGATTAGATCCCTCAAAGTCATAGTCAGTGAAGTTTGAGTTTGCCTTTAGATAATCTTTGATGGATTCTTTGATCTGATCAAAGTCTAGGTCTGTGAAATTTACTAATGCCATTTATCTAGTAGGTAGCAGTATAAATGAAAGTTGTTGTACTGGAATATCAACACCTATAACGAAGTAATTAATTACTACATCATATTCATTATTATCAAAATTTGCAGTTACCACTACACCATTGTCTGTTCCGTCAATATCTTTTTTCAGTTTTACTCTTGGTTCGAATCTCCTGATGGTGTTTTCAATTTCTCGTTTAATATTGGATGCTGTAATCTCATCAAAGTTATCAAAAAGAGATCGACTCACAAAACAACCAATCTCTGGACTGAAAGGAATATCACCAGGTGTTGTAAGAACAAGATTACGAATTGACCTGGAGATTGCATTCTCATTTTTCAGTGCTATAAGATCCGAATTCAGAGGATTGATCTGAAACGTAGCACTGATATCTTTAAAACCTTGACTAACTCTTTCAAGAGGCACTGATTTTTATTCAACAATATTAGTTTTATTTATTCAGTAATTATTACTTGTTTAGAACCACAAGTACACTGATGATCAGGATCAGAACAATCGTCTGAGAGAAAAAGCCCATCTTCATTAAGTTGTGGTTTTTTTCCTTTAGGTGTCTTATCGTCATGATTGATTTCCCTAAGAAATTCTTCACTCATAATCTTTCTCCTGTATTAGTTGATAATAAAACCTTTACGGTAATAGTCATCATCTCCTATGTATGAGAGAGGAGAATCGATTGGTATATTTGGAATCTCATCATCATGCCATATTGGAGTTGCTTTTGAATTTCCATATCTAAAATCAGGGTTCCTTCTAAAATGAACCTCGATCAACTTATCTCCAATAAATTCACAGTTGATCCACTTATACTTATGAAGAAACTCCAAAAGTTCATGTGGAAACTTTACATCTCTATCAACTCTTTCCCAATGACTCCACCTGTAGAGAGGGTCATGAGGGTCTCTATCCCCTCTTACAATCAAATCTGGTTTACCATAACGAAAGTCAACTGAGATGTGTTCTCCCTCAAATACCTCACACCAGAACTCTCCTGGATGTAAGTGTTCAGTACAACCTTCTATATGTTCAATTCTAGAATACCGACCCATACCCATGAAGTTGATAATAGGACGGGCAATATAAAATCCAGGTTCTGGAACTGGTAGTCCTGCTGGACCACACTTATATCCCAAAACCTGGCTTAGTTCGAGTTTATTATATACCCACAGATCCCTAGAATCTTTTATTGAATTCCACTCATCAGAAACTGTGAGCTTATAAGTCATTTACGTCCTTGACCTCGATAACGCTTACGTTTGTTGTTACGACTTGTTGCAGCATATTTAGTATGTTGTCCTGATCCTTGACTCGTCTTTTTAGGTGTCGATTCAATGAACACATTACCCATAAGGGATTTTTTCACTTTGGCCATTAACTGGTTCTCCTAA